CTTTTCACAAATTCTGGGTGCAAAAATTGATCCCAGTTTTTGTAGTCAAAATCCTCCCATAAATCACCTTTTGATCGTAATCGATTGTATAACGACTTCCATCCTGTCACCGGATCAATACCCACACTAGATGGGATCTTCCCAGCTAAAGCATGTTGCGTTGCCGTGTACATTCCAAAATATTTCCGAATTAATAAATTATAATCCATTGGGAGGCAAATAAAAACACGAGTTATTCCCTGTTTAACTCGAGCAAGAGGGCGTGTTTCATCCTTCAAGCAAGAGTAGGCAATAGACTCGATCCTTTGTCCATTTTGAGCAGCACTCTCTCTCAAATTTAATCTATCGACTAAAATTGGTCTAGGAGAGTACGACTTGCGGCCTTGTTCATCGACTCGCTCGTCAAACCACTCGTATTTTCCATTAACACCAGTAAGAATCCTTTGTTTAACAAAGGGATAGCCAGGACTTGTTGACATATCCAAAGCATTTATCTTACCGGGTATTCCGTTAACCATCTCATCAACAGTCAAAAGTCGTCGCGATATTCCAGGAACAGATCTACGACAAGAGTACTCAATTGAAAGTAACTCTGTCACTTCATCCAAAATCTTGGTATCAACAGCGCCATAATCAGCGTTATCGTAACCAGACATATTCTTAAACATAAGATCTTTTCCGTACACATCCTCATCAAGTCTTTCATCGTATTTATCTAAAACTGCGGGCGCTTTAGTTAAAGTACTCTCATCATGAACCAGACTGGGACACAATTTCGACTTCTTTTGAAACTGAATTTGGGATGACTTATCCAATTGTCCAATATAAACCAAAGATTTATTTCCGAGATTAGGGGGGCACTTTTCATTGAAAACCACAGAGCAAGCTTCAGCAATAAATTCTCTCTCTGCTGGAGTGGAGTTTAAATCCTCTCCGACATCATCAAGAGCTCCCTTCAACATTGATTGTGTTATGGGCTGGAAGAAACCAGCCTTTGAATGCACATGTCTAGATGTTTGGATACCCATTAACTTATGAGGGTTATAGGGATCCAACGCAACTAGCAGTGATCCACTCATTCCTTTTGTTGTTACATAATTGGAAACTTCATAGCTTCCAAGAGTGGAATATTGAGTGGTCTGAGCATCATCAACGTATGTCAAAGGGGTTGTTACTGGTGTTGCTATGACGTTAGAAACATACATAGCCTCTGGGTTCCGGGTCACAATAACAGCGTTCGTCGATTTGATCTTGACATCATCCTGTGAAAAGTGATGAATAATATTTCTAGCGCAGGGCATAGAATTATCACACTTATAAACACAGGCATCAGCCTTTCCAATCCGGGATAATCTTTTCGAGTTAAATTTTTGTCTTACTGGC